AAACTTTACTTGTGGCTAAAGTCGGTGTAATGGCTGCCGTTAAAGTTGTATCTGCATAGGTGCTAGTTGCGTTAGTAGTTGACGTGCTAGTGCTGCCGTAAACTACCTGTATAACTTTGCTGGCGCCTACTGCTGTCCATGCTGATCCTGAATAAAATTGCGTAGTATTGCTATCTTTTAAAAAGCAGAAATTGCCTTCTTGTGGGCTAGTCACAGCTGCATCGCGAGCAGTTGCGTCTGCGAATGTCCAGACTCCCTGCATGAGGTATCCGTTTGTGTCTGCGGCTGTGAGAACATCACCTGTGGCGAATGTCTTGAAGCCTAATGGTGCTCCCATTTGATCTCCTTAGTAAGAAAGTGTGTTAGTGCCTAGTATCCCATAATTAGTTCCAATAATGAACGAATCAATGATGGGTTCTAGGGTGGTTAATGTGGTTTTCCAGTTACTCGGTTTGATGTCATGTGACACGCCGAATACCTGCAAAGTCTTGGTCAGGGTTGATGAACCCGGTTGAGTTGTGGTTACTGTAATTGGATCAAAGAAGTCAAGATCTAAAGCGGCAGTAATGCCAGCGTCATAGTTAGCAGTGTAGAGATCCAGAGTAACTGCGTCGCAACGGATTGAAGTTTCTTGACGAGAAGCGACAAAGGCTTGGGCATTGTTTAGGGCTTCCGCATCTGTTTCCATAAGCAGGTTCTGCTCTTGGAATGAGTGGAGAAAATACTTATCGATCGAAGCTTGATTGCTGGCTACCTGTGCAGTGCCACCAGTACGAGTAATGCTGGCCTTGTTAAACACTAGAGTGTCGTCTAATTTCCAGACGGCATTGTTATACGAAATGCCAGTGCCATTGTCATTGAAGTTAACTGGTGTGCCAGCAACGCTTGATGAAGTTAGCGCACGATCTTGGAATACTAGATTGCCGAAAGCGTCCATATACAAAGAACCATATTCAGTGCTGGTTACTGTCTGCATTGCACCAAGAGAAGTTCTTAAAGTGCCGGGGTCTGCTTGAACTGTGGTCTGGCCTGTGTCAATATCTCTCATGCCTGAAGGCCAACCTACTGCGTCCAGCAATTTGGTTATGCGAGTTCCACTTGTCTGACCAGCTGAGGTTGAGGCGACAGAAGTTATCTGTGCATTTTGAAAAAGTCTGAACCCGTCCACTGCCTGAATGGTTGTATAAACGACTTCACCCACATCGCGAGGGGTGGTTGTATCGTAAGAGGTTATGTAGCCTGCAAAGATTGGGTAAGTAGTTGTGCCATAAGTGGCAGTGATAGTTACCTTGCGCATTGGAGTTAAAAGGTTGTAATAAGGCGAGGCTGGGTTCATTGGGTTGAACGCGCCTGTCTGATCGATTATCCGAAGGCTCATTGTGCCAGTCTGGAATACATCTGAAAGAGCTGTGCGACCGCGTGTAGTTTTAATCGAATCGACAAGGCTAGATACATCGACTGTGACTGATCCAGTATCAGCAAGGGCATTAACTCCCAGAACGCCAGAATCAAGAATCATAGGCGAGGCAAAGCCAGCACCTGTTGAAAAGTTGATGATTGCGTTAATTACTGGAAGTGTCATTATAGATTCTCTGCTGGCACTGCACCTGGTCGATAGTTATTCTGACCATTAGTATTCGCAGTCACTACTGCTTCATTAACTACTTTTACAAACTCATCTTGCATAATGGTTGTGCCATTGTTGTTAACAATAACTGTAACTGGTTGCTGTGGAATTGTATTTTTTAGATAATCTGGAAGCGAGAAACCAAAGCCACCAGTGCTGCCACCTAGACCGGCAAAGGGATTATTATTATTAGTTGCTGGTGGCGGAGTTGGATCTGGAACCACAATAACTGGAACTGGTTCTTTGTTAATAGGAGGTGGATCTTGCTTAGGATCTTTTGGAACTATAATCTCAACAGGTTCTTTAGGTACATTCTTTGTGCCACCAACACTGCTGACAGGCATTCCAGAGATCTTGCCAAGAGCTGTAATAACAGATTCTAAAGTTAAAAGCATTCCAGCAAAAGGATCCACAGGTGGCTTAATGCCATTAATAGAACCTTGAAGAGCTGCTGTGGCTCGCTGCGAGGCTTCTAGTTTCTTTTGTAACTTATCTGCTAAGTCAAAGTCCTCATTGAGGATTGCACGCTGTAACTCTAAGCGTAACTTTTCATCCTCTGAGATCTTGCCCTTCAATGCGGCTTCGATCTGGATTCGTTCCATATTGAACATGGAATCGGCTTTAGCCAATATAGCCTTATTAGCAGCAGCCTTTTTATCAGCTGCAATCTTTGCGGCAGCTGCGGCTTTTATAGCCTTTAACCTAGCGGCCTCTGCAGCAGCTTCTTTTCTTGCTGTCAGTAATTCAGTTGATACGCCAGAACCACCTGTGAAGAATCTACGAGCAGAAGGTCTTTTAACTAATTTCTGGGCTGTGCCTTCAGTAACATTTCCAGTTACTAGCGCACTTAACCAGTCGATTGCGCCGTACTTTGAAGCATCTGAAAGCATCTGACCTAAAGCACTAGAGAAAGTGTTTATGTTTGCTGTGGCTTGATCAATATCGCCGTTACCAGCAAGAGCAGAAAAAAGATCAACTAAACCTTTTCCGATAGATTCTTTAGCGTTATCGGACGCGATTGCCAACTTATCGACAGATCCGGCATAAGTATCTAAAGCAGCTTTTCCAGCACCTTTGCTCTGCTTAGTTAAAATTGCTTGGATCTCTTCGAATGACTTTGAAGCAAGTTGTGCTTGAGTCAAGCCAGTGTATAACTGCTTTAATCCTTTGTAGTTGCCTACATAAGCGTTAGAAAGAATATCGACAGTCGAGGCAAAGTCAATGCCATTAGCAGCTGATAGATCAAAGGCCAAAGCCATTAAGTCTTGGGTCTTAGTAGTTGATAAAGTTACTTTGGCAAGTTGCGCGTAGGCTGGTCTTAATAGATCGTCAGATACAGCAGCCTGTGTTTCCATATTTTTAATGAAGTTATCTGCATTGACAGACTGGTAAGCCAAACCAAGATTCTTTAGGTTAGTTCTTAATACTCTGATTGCTCGATCATCTTCGGCGAATGCTTTAACTGCAGCCTTGCTAAAGTCAACAATGGCCTTGGCGCTAAAGGTAATACCAATAGTCTTGCCTAAAGTCTTAACACTCTTCTCAAGTGAAGAGGTTGCACTGCCAGCATCTTTGAACGCTTTCTTGCCAGTAAACTCAGCTGCGACATCAATAATTACATTGGCCATTATCCGCGCACCTGAGCTCTCTTGTTTAATTTAGCAGTGACCTTTTCAATGGCTTTAATTACGCCATCTTGTGCCTTGCCACGATCTTCTTCATAGGCGCGATACAGAACGCGGCCTTCCATCTCGTTCTTGCCTCTCATCTGAGAGCCGTATTTACCTTTAATGTTTCTAACGAAAACACTGTCAGGATTAACTCGACCAGCAATTTCATAGATTGCACCAGCTGCACTCTTATTGAACAAGCGCGCTAGAGATCTAAAGCCTCTGCGATCGACCTTCGAAGGGGATGTCTTATAACCAATCCCACGCTTAACCAAAGTTGCGTTATAGGTAGGGAATCGACCTTCGTTAAATGCTCTTGGTTTCCAGTTGCTTAGAGTTTGACTTTCAGAAGGCGCATAGCCCCGAGCCGCCTTCACAACGGGCTTCAGGGCTATCGCCATTTCTTTTGGTAACTGTTTGGCTAAATCAGGTGTAAATTCACGCAAGGATCTCCGAAGTGCGACCGCGCCCTTTACTGCGACTGGCATCTTTCATCTCCTTGTTTCGATCTTTCATTGCCTGTAATAAAGCCTTGAACATTCTCGAATCAAGTTCGAGTAAGTCATTAGGCGCGATATGCAACTCGATACTTAATCTTGCGACCAAGTAGGTAAATGAATCGCGCCCTACAATTCCGGGTCGTCATCAAGGACTTCCACTTTTGCAAGTGTGTCAATAAATGCTGACCCAAAAGGCTTAACTGTTTCGCTAGTACCTTCAAAGCTGCGACGCAAACATTCCCAAGCCAAAAAATAGACATCCGATTGGCGTTCTAGTTCTCTGAACGCACGATGGAAGCCCATCTTTGCATGGTTCTCGAATGCAAATTCGATCGATGGCGTGATCTGATGTTCGGATACAGTGCCATCGGTTCTAGTGATCTTTAGTTTTGCCATTTCTTTAGCCCTTTTCTTTAGTAGTTAGATTATTACCAAGTACCAGTTGAAGCAGTTGCTGTCTTACTGTTACAGGTAAATGTAAGATCCATCATGCCTTCATCAGCGACAGCGCCGTTAATGTCGGTAATGTTATCGACAATCAGAGTACCCGAATAAAGTAAGTTGGTTGCTGAGATAGCAGCTGAAGAATCTTGAACTGCAGCCCATGCAACAGTTGTGCCATAAGCAGCCTGAAGTGTTGCTAGAACATTTGCTGCTGCTGTGTCGTTCAAAAATGAAACTGTAATGGTATCCGCGGACAGGCCAGTCACAAATTTG